CATGGCGTCATTGTAACCTTTGTCGCCTAAACTCATTGTGCCTGGGCCTTGTCCTGGTTTAACATTGTAAGCTGTACCAACACTTAACATGTCCATGCCTTCTGGAGAATGTTTAATTTGATCCGGTAATGATTGCCATGCTGTTCTAGTTTCGTTGCCGTACTGTCCGTCAACTGTTACCTTAGCACCATGAGCATTCAACCAATTTTGAAAAGCAATAGTTCCTGGATTCTTACGACCGGCTGTTCCTTGCTTTTTCTGTCCTGCGACAGTAGCTGGCTTAATATCTCCGCTTCTTTCACCTGGAGGGGCTTCTCTATCTCCTTGTGCCGCTAGTTCTTGTTCTGCTGGATCAAGAGCACCTGCTGCCGCAGATGCACTTGGTACCTTTTGATAGAAAGCAAGCATTGGTGCTAACGCAGGATCATCTTTACCTGCTATGCTTAATTCACCATATAATCTGTCTAATTCTTTATTTTCATCAGGAGTCAAATATTCGTTTAATTGTTGACCTTCTAATAAACGTATTTTTTTAATTAATGATCCAACACTTTCATGTAAACCAAGTCCGCCTTTGTTTGGAGCAAGAGAATACATAGAGTTATCTTTTTGTCCGGCAACGTTTGGTGCGGGCGCATCTTTATAACCTGCCTTAACAAGTAGTTCTTTAAATCTAGCAACTTTAGCAGGATCAATCGCTGGTGCCGCAGGTGCCGCAGGTGCTTCTAATTTCTTCAAATCGACTTTAGTTCCGTTATCAACATCCCAGAATAAAAATTTTCCTTTTTGTGGATTACCTGCTTTGATAGCATCAATTGCGCTAGCTAGGTCAGGAGCATATTGTTTAATCCAGTCGCTTGGCATAACTCTAGCTTGAGGTCCACCAAATTCATTACTTTTGTCCATGTATTTGATCATGCCATCTTTAGGATCAACATAAGCAGGAAGTTGTGTGTTACCTACATATTTCTTAATAGTTTCTATAGCTCCTGCGTCAGCACCGCCAGTAGGTGCGGCTTGAGCGGCAACATTCGGAGCGGCCGCAGGAGCTGCATTAGGCATTGTATAGCCACCGCCTGGATTGTAAACTTTTAGTGTCGGATCGCCAGCAGGATCAGCTTCTGCTATGTATTCTTTTAATCTTTTAGAAAGATTGATTAGTGTTGTTTCGTTAATTTTTTTCATAATTAATTTCCAGAAATTATCGTGCCATCATGCCGGCAAGGTGTTTAATATGGCTCAGTTCATCGTTAGGTTGTTCTGTAGCGTGTGTGCTAGGATCCATCTTATCGATTAACTGTAATACTTGTTTTAAATCATCTTCGCTAGCATTAGGAAATTCACCTTCTTTCCAGCCTTTGACAATTTTAGTTTTAGCACGAGTACCACCAATAGTAAAGTTCTTAGCTTCTTTGTTCCAAAAGCCTGCTATAGTTTTTAACATTTGTTGTGCGCCGCCTTCACCGCTTTCGTCGGCAAAACCGCACTCCATTGGAGCTATTCCACATTCACGCATAGCATCGTGTAATGTCATAGTCTTATGTCCAAAATCCATTTGTGTTTCTAAAGTAGCACCACATTCTTTAGCTTGTATAAATTTAGCTTTTAGTTTAGCTAGTTTGTGATCTTCCATACCTTCCGCTACTGGAGCTGGAGGTACTGGAGGTAATTCTTCACCTGCTGGCGGTTGTGGAGGTAAACCTGCTTCTCCGCCAGGCGCTGGAGGAGCCGCACCTTCTGGCGGTGCCGGTGGTGCTTCTGCGGGCGGTGCCGGAGGAGTTTCACCTGCTGGAGGAGCTGGAGGTTCGGTATCTGCTCCGCCCGTCTCGTCTGAACCAAAGTGAATTTGACTTAATAGTTCAGGAGCACGGTGTTGAATATATTGTTGTATTAAAGGACGACTGTCTAAGTCAGGATCTAACTCTTTAAGTGTTTCTAAAAATTCTGGATCATCGATAATACCTGCTAGACTTTCAATGCTATTAACACCGTCTGGTCCGCCAGGTAATTCTGTTTGTAGAATTTTATTTAATTTTTGAACAGCTTGTTGTTGTGTAGCCTTGTTAGGATCGAATAAAGTATCTTGTCCAATACCGTTGTCTTCACTAACAATACCGTCAATAAAACTTTCAAACGCTTCTAAAGGATCATAAGACTCATCTTTCTGAGCATGATACTTTGTATGAGCTTTCTTCATACCTGCTGTACGTTTGTCAATAATCTTTTGTTGTTCATCGCTGTTGTCTTGAGCATTTTGATAATCATTATCATCACCTTGGTGTGCCATTTGCCAACCACGTGTTTGTCTAGTTTTTGCTTTTGATCGACTATCCATTGCTTTACCAAAATAACTTTTTAAAGTATCTTTACTTAATTCTGAAATCATTTCTTCCGGTGCTAGCTCTTTAACTGGGATATCATTTTCACTTACTAGTTTAAAGATATAAGGAAATGCTGTTTTTAATTCTTCATTGAATGTGCGGATTGTTAAACGGTCAATCCAATCACTCATAATATCTTCTGGAATCATTTTTTCTTCTTGACTAGCAAATGATTCCGCAAATGCTTGATAATATGCCGGACGTTGTAGTCCAGTTATTTCTTTCTTGATAGACTCGATACGTTCCATTACTTTGTTAGTAATGTCGCCCATTGCTTCCGATAATGTGTCGTTGCGGCTAACATAACCTTTGAACTTACGTAATTGTGCTAGTTCTTCTGAAAGACTTGTAATATGCTTACCAATGTCATCATAAGGAATGCCGCCATGCTTTAAATGTTCTGCTAAGGCGCGAGCTCCGTTTAAATGTTTGTAAGGATACTTGAAACGTTCACCTTGTGCGTTCTCTACCCAAATGCCTTCAATGTGCATTGTGCGGCCTGCTGGCAATTCTAAGTTGATAGGTTGGCTATGTTTAATAATAATCTTTGCTTCGCCTAAATCTTGATAGCTCATTCTAGATGTGCCATACAATTTATTTTCCATTATAGGTTCCATGGGTTCGTGTTCCTTGGGTTTTGCTTGAAAGTGATAATCACGTTTATCTAAGTTATCTTTACCAATATTTTGTACATCAAAATTTAATAAACGATCTTTAGCAAATTGTCTAAACCCACGTATGAATCTAAATGCGCCATCGTGTTTGCTATCGGCTAATTCGCCGCTTAACTGTACTACAATGCCATCATCTTCATCTAATGTAATTGCCACAGTTCCTAAACTTCTGCCGTTTTCTTCATATTTAAATTCAAAAAATCTAGCATTAGGAATGTCTGTTTTTTTGCTTAGTACTTCAGCATTTTCATCACCGATTTTGATATCGTGGAATCGTGTCTGAATTTTTCCGTATAAATCTAAAGCAATTTTATCTAAATTCGTGTTCATGTTATATTTATCCAAAGCCTGATGATATGAATATAGGTAAGGGTGGTTCCCAGTCTTCGTCCGTAACCCAATCACTAGTTACCCTGATGTGTTCAAATACTGCTGGATCCCATTCTGCTAGTACTTGACTCATGCGGATTATCAGTAATAATGCTGATACCAAGTCATCGTGTTGCCCTTCCTTGGCTGAAAACGTAGTACCTTTAGCTATGAATGTTTTAAGTTCGCTGATTAAAGGACGGCTGTTTAAAACGCATTTTTCTTCTTCAACTAAGAATTTTACCTTAGCACAAGTGCTAATTTTGCTACCATGCGTTGTGTTAAATCCTTTACGGAATTTCTTAACGTGTCCTTTTCTATGAGGTTCGCTCATGAAAATTCCAGGGAATGTTTCTTCTCCGAGATTAGTAATAACCACTAGAGCACTTTCGCCCACTGTGTTATTTTCTACACTCCAGTAAATTTGATTGTAACTTTCTCCGCCAATTTCATCACTAATATATTTTAATATATCGCGTAGTATTTTAACTTGTTGTTGGATAGGAGTTATATTATGTTGCCATTCAGCAATCTGTATCATCTCAGGCATTTGAAATACTTCGATAGCACCATAGTCGCCACCTGTGCCTAAACTAGGATCTAGTGCTACAAGATATACTCTGCCAGGTTCAGGTTTCTTCCACCAGCGTACTTGACCCATCTTCCAAGCAGGTTCTCTTCCTACCATATCAACAAGTTTTAAACTGCTGATAAGTGTTTCATCATATACTAAGAATTCGCAACCGTATTCACGACGGAAACGTTCTACACCAATACGGCCTGTTTCAACTGCTTTCCACTCTTCGTCACGATCTGGATGCTCATGCCATTCAGCACGGAAACCGTGGAAGCCGTTACGTCCGTTGCCATCGTCTTTTTCATTACCGTGTGCGTCAAATTTGTCTTGACTTTCTTTCCAAATAGTAGCAAACGTATCTTCGTCACTGTTCGGTGTTGATGTAATAATCGCACGTCCACCAGTTGCTAATGTTGGGCTGATTGAAGTCCAAAACTCTTCTGCGATATTAGGCTGAACGAATGCAAACTCGTCACAGTATAGTAGGGAAATTGACATACCACGACCAGTATTGCCGGTAGTAGTAGCTGATACAATTCTTGAACCATTTTCAAACTCCATTGAACCTTTGTTGTAGTTTACAACACCCGCACGAATAAAGTCGGGACATAATTCGTATCCATAACGGATACGCTGCATAATTTCCTGTGAGCCTGTGTATTTGTGTGCGGCAACTAGAATTGTTTGATCTGGATGAAACATCGCAAACCATAACAAATATCCAGCGGCACATGTTGTTTTACCACTTTGACGTGGCATCATGTTAATATTAAAACGATAATCGTGATAGCTGTGTAACAACCTATCTTGATAATCATAAGGTTCAAATTTTATTTTACCTTTAACAGGATGTTGAATATGGAAAAAGTTTTTAACAAAGTGCATGTAACCTTCTTCGGGGTCAGCACATTTTAGCAAGTGTTCAACTTGCTCTTCTGTAAACTTTTCTTTAGTGTGCGCTTTTTTGGTTAAGACGCCGTCTAGTGATTTTGCCATATGTTTATTTAATCAAAAAAATAGACCCCGGAGGGTCTATTTGGCACCTTGGACAGGGTGCTAACTGCGACGAAACTTAACCTTTTAACATTTTTGTTAATGCAATAATATCGTTTAATTCTTTGCTTTCATTCATCTGTTCTGGTAAGGTTGGAGTATGGTGTTGTCCTAAACTTCCTCGAATATCATTTTTCATACGCTTTCTTCTATCAGCCGTAAGTTTTCCTTTTGAGTCGCCTTTACTAGAGATACTACCATACCCCCAGTTCTCAGGATCATTGTGATGCTTAGGTAAATTACTTCTAGTATCTAATGGATCCGTCCATACAGTATCTCTGTCAAATGTAGATCGTTTTTGACCTGGATCTTTTTTAGGTCTTTCTTTTATACCGTATCCGTAATCTATGCTATCGTAATCATCACTGTCGCCTTTCTTTTGAGTAAACAATTGGCCTTTGTATTTAGGATCACGCCATTTGGCAGATTCTTCCATGTCTTCATAATCTTTAGGATCATGTTCTTCATAGTGATAATACTCTAACGCTTCTTGATGGCTCCAACCGTATTTTCGCATTAGGTGTCGAATTTTTTTCTCTTCGTCGTCATCGTGATGAGCATTTTCTTTTACATCTTTCTTAGACATTTTTTCTGTTTCACGACGAGCTTTATCACTCATGTTAGTTACTTTGCCGCGACCGTCTTTGTTTTGTGCTTTACGCCATGGAGTTTCTTCTTTCCACTTTGTAACATTACCGTGTTCGTCTTTTTCTTCTGTACGCTCTTCTTTAATAGCGGCATACATTTGTGATAGACGATTTACTAATGACTCGTGCATTGGGTTTTCACCGCCATTATGTTTCAATGCGCCTTTACCTTTACTAGCTAAATCATCACCTGTAAATGTAACAGCATCCACACCGAATTCTGTAGCACCATCGTGTCCATGAACACTATTTTCGTATTCTTCGCCTACGTTTTCTTCTTGACTCATAGCACGTACCATATCACCCATTAATGGTTCTTCTGGTTCATGGTCATGTCCACCGTCGGTGCTTACACCGTGTTCAATATCTTTAAGAATGTTCATTAGATCACGAACACCATCTGCGCCAGTACCGTTCATGCTAATGTTCATTGTTACATGACTGTCATCTTGTGCTGGACCGCCGATAGCTATCGGCATCATAGATTCTTCTTCCGATGCTGGAGCATCTGTTGCTGTTGGAGCGACTGGGGGAGATGAAGTTTGCGCAGGCTGTGGATACTTAGCGCCCATTGCCTTGGCTGCATCTACACTTCCCGCTCCAGCTGGATTAGGTACTGGTACCAAATTCTCATCTATAGAACGGATTTTTTTATATAAGTCTGTGAAGTTCATTATTTTGCTCCTTTAGATGTCTTAGGAAACATTTTTTCATTTGCGCCTTCAACAGCTTTTCCTGTTTTTTTATCTTCTTTGTTTAATTCTTTAAGAAAACTCATCATGTGTTTTTCACCAACTAAATTTTGATGATTACTTTCTTCATATGGTTTTTCTAACAATGATTCACCACTAGCTTGATCGTGTGCGTGATTAATTGCGTGTTCTTTTTCTTCTGCTGGAGTTTTAACTTTAACTAAACTATTGGCAATATTTAATGCTTCTGCCACTTTGCTACGTATTTGTACGCTAGTTGCTGGATAACTTGTAGTAACTTCAAAAATAGTCATTTCAATATTTTTGTGTTCAGGAAATTCTGCGTGGTGCTCTTGAATTGGCACGCCTTTGCCAGCACTACAAGATTCGACGTTGAATTGCGCCAATGCCGCTTTGATTTGCTCTGCGCAATTTTTAGGGCAAGCACCGCCGACTTTTACTTTAAATTCGTAAGTCTTCTTGCTTTCCGTTAAGTATTCTTTAAATGATTTCATAGTTTAATCCCAGTACTGTATTTATTTCAAATTCTTTAATTTTTCCAACAAGCTATTACGATCTGTAATAATAACTCCGTCACCTTGTAGTGTAACACCTTCGTCGGCGCTGTTGGCATCTTGGTCTAATTTCTGTTTTTTCAGCTGCAGATCAATCATTTTTAGTTTTTTATCTAACTTGGCAGTTTTAGCTGTAATAGCATTACCTAGCATACTAGCCGCTACTTCAAATAATCTTCCGCTGTAGCGTGCCTCTACGTTCATGCCCAAGTCCATGATATCTTCATAAGCTTCGGTGGCACGTCTTGCTAAATCATCTAGCTCAGAATCGCCCATTTCTCCAAGTCCAGTGACTTGTGGAAGTGCGGCAGAAATTTTGTCATACTCGCTCATATCACGCATAAACGGTGCGGCAACTTCGGCTTTCTTAGCTCGCTTTTCTTCCTCTTTGGCAATCTTTTTGCTTTCAGGTAAATTAAGTATTTCTTCGAGTTTCTTAGTCATAACATTACTTATGCTTACACTTGACTGAATATATCATTTTCGTTAAGAATACGGAACTTTATACCCTGTTGTTTACACCAAATATTGGCAGCCGTCCATTTTGCTTGATTCTTAACAAACTGCTGTTGATTGTATTTGTTCTTACCCACACGTTCTAAAATTGTCTGACTTGCTGGTTTGATTTCAATTAGTTCTACTAACATACGACCTGATTTATCCAAGTACTGAATAAAGAAATCTGGCACATATATAGTTTGTCTTCCAGTTAATGGATCTTTGTAAGGAATTTGTATAGCTTCACTGGCCCATTTCATAATGTGAGGATTGTTATCACAAAAGTTCATGAAGCTCCATTCCCAACTGCTACGATATGTTGGAACTTTTGTGCCAACATATTTTTCAGGATGTTTCATAGTATACTTGCCGCGAGCAAATTTAGCCATAAATTACACCAATATGTTGCGTGATTCGTAAGCGTTAGTAGATGGAGTAACTCTGTAACCTAGCAGGCTAGTTTTTTCTCTATAGGCATTTAATATCTGTGCCACTACCTGACTTAACTGTGCGTCTGTCAATGCCTTTAATGTGTCTAGCAATTGAAACACGCTGACGTTTTCTATACGTGCTTGATTTAACAGTACGATTGCCGTACTTTTAGCACTATTATTATCAAAGCCTCTTTTTTGAAAGAAGCCAACTGTGGCATCTATTTCTCCCGATGGAAAACTAACAGGGTTTACAAAATAGTTGTCAAAAAATTGTTTAGTAGTTTTAACACCAGTAGGTGTTACAATAGGTAAATTTCCAGTAGACATTAATCACTCCATCCTGCGCTTGGATCATAACTACTACCATAGAAGTTACTAGCTGTATCAGCTGCCGCTCCAAGATCTGGTTGAGGTAAGTCTGATACCGCTTGCGATGCGTCTGCCGCTGCCTGGTCTATACCACTGCTAATAGCCGCTACTGTATCTGATCCTGTTGAAGCACTATCTGTTCCTGGAAATAGCGCATCTGTAAGTCCGCCGACAGCATTCTTAACTCCACTAACAATGCCACCAATACCGCCAAGCGCATTAAGTGCCGCTGATCCTACACCAATGGCTGCCGCACCGATCGCCAGTCCGCCGGCAATGTTACTAAGAGTAGAACCTGATCCGCCTGACTGACTATTTTGATATGTACTTACTGTAGCTACAGCATTGTTAAGTATTCCAACATTTAATCCTGTCGTATCTAAACTTGTTACAAAACTAGGATCGTTAACTGTAGGATCAGGATTTGTTCCTTTCAATGGACTAGGTGATGTATCATAATGTGTAAGTCCAAATCCTTCTGGAGCACCAGCAGATACTGCGCCGACATCATAGGCAATTGCTTCATACATCAATATCATGTCCCACTCACCAGTTTTGCTGTCACTGTAAGCCATACCTGTATGACTAAAATTTGTAATGATAGGATTGATTAATTTATAGCTGACAAACTCGTGTCTAGCCATTTGATAGATTGTTATATAATTAAAAAACGGATCAGTACTGCCTGCGTCAAAACCATATGGCGAAGTAATGTAATCACTTTTCTTCGTGGCATTTCTTGTATAGGCATTGTTTTTTGCGGCACTTGGATCTGCGTAGTAGTATCCATAATATTGTTGCCACAAGTGATTAATCAACCCCATATTGTCGTCATGGAATTTAACTTTTACTTCTCTAACATTAGTTTGATATTGTACAACTTTTTTTCTGTTGTATTGATTTAATACTTCTGTTTGTATAGTTATAGCAGGAATATCCACACCTTTAACTAACATATTAATTTCTTGTCCATATCGTTGTACAAGAGCTGGATTAGTCAAAGCATTTTGATTGATATTAAACGCTACATGAAATAAGAAATTGTGTTTAGGTGCCAGTCTAAACTGATCAACAGTAAACATCTTAGATGCGTGTTGTTGGTCTCGCAAGTTTACCTGCTGACCATTTAACAAGTCCGCTTTATCAAGAGTTACATTAGAATTAGATGTGAATGCCATACTAATATTTATCGAAAGAATTAACTGGGCAGTTAATGATTAGTCAACAAAAAACCCACGTATGTGGGTTAGTTGTATTAAGCACCTAGTGAATTTGTACCGCGTACTGTCTGAACTGCGTTTGCTGATCCTAAAGATCCGCCAGCTGTTTGTACAGCATTGTCAAACACGATTGATAATTCAATAACAACTGGTTCATTGGTTTTGTAAGCAATAGCACCATAGTTAATTTTTTGAACGTAACAACCATAACATTCCCATGTTTCTAATGATTTAGGAGCAACTGTTCCGTTACCACCGTCCAACATTTCGATACGTAGTGTAAACTTGTAATCGCCAGCGGCTGCCGCAGAACTTTGTTCGAAGAAATCGAACTGTCTCTGCATTTGTTCGCCAACTAGTTGTGTAACGTTACCGTTTACATCATCACGTAGTTTAACTGTTATTGGTCCCCACTTTGGTTTACCAGCGTAGTGGATACGGCTATTATAGATATCAATCACTTGATCTTCAAGTTCGATTGTTGGTCTAACAGCATCTTGGACCTGTTTGGTCATCTCAGTTGTAGAACCGCTAACACCAAAATTTTCAAAATTCAGACGGAATCTGTATTGTAATTTTGGCATTAGCATACCCTGAGAGCCTGCGCTCTGGTCTGATGCTAAAGGTACTGTAAAGTTTGATAGTGCAGCGATTGCCATTTAATTTCTCCTAATTATGCGCCAAGGCCTTTGATTGCGCCAGTGTTTTCTAGACGCAATGGAATATAGATGAATTCGACTGACTTAACTGGCTCAATCGCAATATCAACGTGTAGTTCATTGGCATCAATTCTTGCTGGTGTGTTATTGCTTGTATCACAAACAACAAGATAGTCATATAACGCACGTTCACCTGTCAAGTTCAACAATAGTTTTTCAACTTGTTGTTTGATTTCGTTACGTGTAATTGTATCATTTGGTTCAAATACAAATGGTTTAGCTAAAGCATTCAACTGATAACGTAAGTAAATTACTAAACGTGCTACGTTGATACGATC